TCGCTATATTTGTTTCAATCAATTTAATTGTAATCAGTTACATTGCTGTTTTTAGTTCTTACGATTGCCCCATTCCAATGTTCGACACGCTCGCATTGTTAACAGGCGGTTTGTTTAGCGGAACGGTAATTGAAAAATTTACAAAGAAAGAAACAAATGGCAAGACCAAAGAGCGAAGCGCGGAAAATAGCAGCGGAGATTTGTAGTAAATTTCCCGAAGCACCTTCACATTCATTAGCTTCTAAACTATTCGCTGAGTATCCAGAAGCATTTGATTCAGCGGAACACGCACGAAACTACGTTCGAACCGTTCGCGGTAAAATTGGTAAGCATAGCAAAACATCGTCGGTTGACAAAGAATTAATGGATACAAAAACACGACCTTCCAACCCGTACGCACTTCCAAAGTCGTACGCAAAGAAACGTAGACACGTCGAATTGAAAGGGAATAAGTTCTTAATTCTTTGTGACCTTCACTTTCCCTATCAAGACAACGAAGCTATTCAATGCGCTATCAATGAAGGCCTCAAACAGGGTTGTGATTCAATCATCTTGAACGGCGACGCGTTAGACTGTCACATGATTAGCGACTTCGTTAAAGACCCTCGTAAACGTAAATTCAAAGACGAGCTTTATTCTATTCGTCAATTCCTTGCATCGCTTCGACACACGTTCCCGAACGCAAACATTTACTATAAAGAAGGAAACCACGAAGAAAGATACTGGCGTTATATGCGAATCAAAGCACCCGAACTATTCGACATTGACGCGTTCGACTTTCCAACGTTGACGCATTGCGATAAACACAACGTAAAGTGGATTGACGGAAAGAGTAAGTTAAACATCGGTAAACTTTCAATCTTTCACGGTCACGAATTCGGGAAACAATTCCTTCCTTCTGTTAACGTAGCGCGTGGGTTGTTCATGAAGACAAAAGTTAGTTCAATGTGCGGACACCATCACCAAACAGCGGAACACAACGAAAGAGACGCAAACGGAAAGTTTATTACTTGTTGGGGTGTTGGTTGCTTATCTGAATTAAGTCCCGACTACAACCCCTATTCAAAATATAATCATGGGTTTGCTATTGTAACTAAAGGAAAAAATGGTTACTTTAGCGTTCAGAATCTTCGAATACACGAAGGTCAAATTTTATAACCTAAAAAAACAACTATGATTATTGCAACTATTTTTCTTTGCACCGCGCTTGTTGGCGTGTTTTGGATTCAAGGCATCGACAAGATGTCGAAAGAACATTCAGACTACAACGGAAACGATTTAATCTAAGCACAATGGACGAAAGAAAATACCAACCCGACGCAGTTATTGTTATAATTGCAACAAGTGTTTTTTGGATGCTTGTTTGTCTTGCATTTTGGAACTTCAACCCAAAGATTGAAACGCAAGTACAAATACAAAAACAGGACAGCATCATATATTACAACAGCGGCGAATACGATCGTTTGCTTCAAGAAGAAATTGATTTATACGGAACATACAGAAGATATGAAGACGCTCAACTTACGGCCAAAGCCGCCTATCAAAGAACTCGTGATTCTATTATTGTTCGAGATACTATTGTTCGCGTGGATATCGTACGTTTGGTGAACTCCTGCGACAGCGTTATTGCTTCCGATTCACTTGTTATTGATAATTTGAAAGAACAAATTAACATAAAAGACGAAAAGACGGAAAACTTGCAAGAAACAATAGGCGCTTATGAACAAAAGACGGTGTTGTTGAGCGAAGAAATAAACAGTCTAACTGAGGATAAAAAGAAATTGGAGAAACAAAAAAAGCGCCGTACTGGCGCTCTTGTTGTTGCTTCGTCTGTAGCTGTTCTTTCTACTTTTGTTCTTTCAATTTTACTTTAGATTCGGGAACGTAGAACTTCAAAGAGAACTCAATCGCTTCGCTTAAAAAAGTATTGCGACTATTCTCTCCACGTTTCTCGTCTATCTCGTTCCAAAGGTCTTTGTGTAAGTAGACACATATTCCTTTTTTAGTTTTGCTTTCTGGCATAATTATAAATCTAATAAAAAATTCAACAAACCTCTAAATGTCCATTCGGTCATAACTCCATTTTCATAAGATGAAGTTATTCTTTCGTCAATAATTGGAAGTCTTTTTTTGTCCTTCAAATAATTGTGCAATATATCAGTTGCTAATTCTTTTGTCATCTTCTTCAATTTTAAGTTTTTTCAAATATAACGCAAGGTCTAACGCTTCTTCGTAAGCGTGTTGTAACCACTCAGAACGCGTTAAGTCTGTTCGGTCGAGTGTTGTTCCATACGTCTCTATTCCCTTCGCTTCACGCGCTTCTAATTCAGCAATGACTTGCGTAAGTAAATTACTTTTCTTCATTCGGATTAGACATCATTGAACCTATCATTAACGCTAAGTAGATTTTCTCTTTCGCGTTTAAGTCTTTCCGTTGTGAAAGTTCAAGGAGAATGTCGCCTAAAATCTTACCTTGTTGAAAGTAGTTCGCAAGCGAATTAACAATTTCGCGCTCTCTGTCGTAAGTCATTTTCAAAGACTCGTATAGTGGTGTATTTTTCATTCTTGTTCTGTTTTTTCATTTACTTCAATAAAAATTTTAGGAGCTGCTAATGACATTAGATATGATAGTATCCAAAAATCAACATCTATTATTTTTCCTATTTCAGTTCTTGTAATAACTGAATATCCAAGTATAATAAGAATGTAAACTGCAATAAAAATTCCAGCCCCCTTAAAAAATTTACTTATAAAATTATTCATTTGTTTATTTATTTGTGCTAATATAGTCAACCTATGCTAACCCACAACATATTGTCCGTAACTTGGATTGAGTTCGAAGTACATTCGCATCATTATAGCGTCGGCAACGTCGGGACTAATTCCTTCGCGGTTCTTGATAACGTCTTTGGGTGTTACCTGCAACTTTCCGTCAACGTCTGCGCGGTGTCGCTTAATCATTTCAAGCTCACGAACGATTTGTTCTTTGCGCGTACTGGATAAAATCGTTACCTTGTTTTCTTCGACGTATTGAGCGAGTTTGTAATAACATTCGCTTTTGAGATTTTGGTATTGTGGGTGTTTGGGTTTAGATCCATTCTGAAAACCTAAGCACTTCAAAAAGTCACAGACTCCTCCGCCAACCCCATCTTCATCCGCGATGATGTTTTGAAGTAGTATGTTGTGTTCTTTGGCTACGATACGAATCTTGTTCACGACTTCGTCCAACGCTGCTCTATTCAACTCGATAATATCGATGATAGTTAGACCTTCCCAAACGCAAATGATTGTCCTGTCCTTTCCAAAACGAGCAATATCAGCTGTGATATACTTCTTTCCTTCGTTGATTACTTCGTTGCGGAACATTCGAAGAAGATTCTCCGTGTTGAATAGTTTGTCGCTGTCGTCGTCGAACTCCCAGTTGCCTTCTAAAAGTCTTTTTCTGTCATACTCTGGAAGGCGACGCAACGATTCAATGTAAGCTACCGGTAAGAACGGATTGTCTTGTGGTAACGCTTGCACAAAAGCACGGTGTGAAGGTAGTTCGTTGCGGTTGTTCTTCATATAGAACTCGTTGTACAACCACCCTTTTGAAGGATTGCAGGAAAGAAAACCTTTTGGAATAAGACCGAACTCGTTCAACTTATAACGGCAACGAGAGTGAACGATGTTCACGGCTTTCTCTGTTACCTCTGCTACCTCGTCTATAAAATAATCGGTAATTTCCAACGATCCAAGTGAATCGAAGTTCGGATTTGAAGGATAAGCGAACAGGTCTTTTAATACAATTTCGCTTCCATTGAAGAACTTAATCACGTTCGTTTGTCCGTTGTAGGTGTAGTGTTTGTCAGCAATCAAACCAAAGTCTTGCGCTGTTTCAAAGAACGTGTTTAGCGTCGTCTTTTTCAACGTATCTAATTTGCTTCGTCCAATTAAAGAACGCGTTCCTGCGTACTTCAAACGTCTTTGTATTTGCCACATACAACCGAACTTCGTCTTCCCACCCCCTGCCGCGCCACCGTAAAGTAACTGCTCAACTTCACAATCGGTTGCAAGGTAACTCAACGCTTCAATTTGACGCGGCAGGTATTCGGGTTTATACGGATTCATCTATTCTAATCATTGCCCATGACATAGGAATTAAAGCTACAGTATTTTCATTTACTGTGCAGTGATGGTAGAATTCACTACGTTGTTCATAGCTTTCAACCCATTCACACAAAACTTCGTGAGCTTGCCCTGTAACAGGATGAATAAATTTTACTTTTTTCATTAAAATAATGTTAGTTGTAGTTTTTCTAACCTGTCCATTTCAGCAATTACCTTGAAAATTTCATAGGCAACTTGCGGAACGATTGCATTTCCATAACCCTTTATTGATTCTGCTCTCCATTTTGGAAAGGTAATTCCGTCCAACTCGGTGGGAAGCCCATCATCTCCGCCACAAATCGGGGATTGAGATGGGAATTTCTGCCAAATTCTCTGCTCATAATTGAAGGTAAATCGCTGTTGCCTTCCCAATTTTCCGATGGGTTTCGAACTTGAAAATCCGATTTCACAGGTGTCGGTAACATTCCCTGATCCAACATTCTCGTTAATGTCATCGAATGCATTGACCCCTCTTTGACTTGACTGCTCTTCATTGTTGCACTCGCGTTCGTACTGTCGAAACAAGTTGGTGTTGGCAGCAACGAACCATATTCTATCTCTTCGGTGCGGCGCACCAACGGAACAAGCTGGCAAAAGTATCGGCTGTACGGTGTACCCTTGACTTTCCAAGTCAACGCACACTTCTTCGA